AGACGGCAGAATAATGACCCAAGAGCAAGCGGCTGAAGCTGCAGGTGCTAAACGTAGAGGTGCTGCTATTCGTGTAATGGGTGATGTAAATACTGCAATCAAGTTTGACGGTCCACCACAACTGCCTTCAGATGTTTGGGAGTCAGTCAACAAGTCTGAACAGAACTTAGCCAACATCTTTGGCACATCAGGATCAACCCCATCGGGCATTAAAAGTGAAGAATCAGCCAGGGGCAAGATAATGATTTCCCAAATGGACGCCAGCCGTATTGGCGGAGGAATCACTGAATACATTGAGCAAGCAGCTGACACAGTTTACAATCTATGGGTGCAAATGATGTATGTTCACTACGACACCGAGCATTACTTTAATATCTTAGGGTCAGAGGAGGGCAACGAGTTAGTTAGCCTTTATAACGGCAGATTTAACAAAAGCATAACTGTAACCGTAAAGGAAGGCTCATTGATACCTAAAGACCCATTGACTCAACGTAATGAAGCAGTAGACCTTTGGAGCCAGAACGCTATTGACCCATTGACCTTATACAAGAAGCTTGACTTCCCAGACCCAACCGCAGCAACTGAAGCTCTTATCAAGTGGCAAATGCTAGGCAAAGGAATGATTGAGCCTCAAATGTATTTACCAAGCTTTCGGATACAAGCCCCACAAGCCCCGTTACCAGGCGAACAACCAGGAACAGGCGGTCCGGCGGTAAACCCAATGACAGGTCAAGAAGCCCCAATTCCAGCCCCCGACGCACCGTCTAATGAAGCTGGTGCAGTTCAATCAAAACAACTATTACAAAGCGTTCCCCTACAATAGGGAGCCAGGGTGAGCGGAATTCCCACTCTGCTATAAATAAAATAAACATATGAAATGTGAAGCTTGCCAGGGAACTGGCTTAGAAAATCAGAACAAAGTATGTGCCGACTGCCAGGGTTTTGGTGTAATTGGCGAAGACATTGTTCACATTGTTACTGAAGAAGAAATAGAAATGAACAATTTAACTGGTATCGTCGAGCTAGGTGATGAAGTAATTATTCCAAAAAGCGTTAAAAAGCGTATTTTAGAACAAAAAACTAAAAAGGCTAAAAAATAATATGTCAAACCTAGACGAACACTTAGAAAACCAAGCCAACGAACGCTCTGAAATGCACGACGAAGAAAAGCGTAAGCCTGGCACTAAGATTAAACCAGCACTAAAGGACAAGAAAGAAAAAATGGCTAAGAAAATATTAAAACAGATGAAGCACTCAGCTTATCATCCATTTAAAAAATAATTATATGACAAGACTAGATAAAGACGCTGTCTCAATGGCTAAATTTAAGAAAAGAAATAACGAAGCCCACGAATCCAAATCCCAAGATAAAAAGGAGCGTATGGCAAAGAAACTTAGTTCAGCTGACAAAATGTATAATATGCTGAAAGACCCAAAACATTTACGAAATGTTTCTAATGGAAAAGCCAAAGAAGCTTACGAAAAAAAACATTCAGTTCTAGACTAACAAATTAAATAGGCGCTAGGGCTACGCCACAATACCCCGTAGAAAGATATGTTTGAAATACCACAAGAAGAAATCGACAAAATCGATAATGGTTCATCTGAAGGAATTTTCCCTGTCGACGCTGACGAGGAAGAAGAAACAGATGAATCCGATGAAGTCACGCAAGAAGAAGTAAAGGAACAGGTTTCTGCGCCTACCGATGAAGACGCTGTAGCCGATAAGGCACGAGTCCCTTACTCACGCTTTGAAACTGTCAACGAAGCTAGAATACGAGCCGAAGAGCGGTTAGCAATTCTAGAATCACAAAGTGAAGCAAAGAAGTCTGACGGCAACAAGGAAACGACGGATGATTTGAAAGATTGGTTAGAGCTATGGGGAGATTCAGAAGAATCACGCCAAGCCTACGAAATCGACCAACGCCGTCAACAGAGAGCCTATGAGGAATCTCGTAACCGTTTATTAGAAGATATTGAAAATCACCAAAATCAGAAACAGCAAGAAGTAGAAGACAACCTGAACTACATACAGGAAGGCTTAGACAACTTTCAGGAAAAGCTTGGTAGGAAACTAAGCGAAACGGAGGAATCCGCTGTTCTAGATATTCAGGATGAATTTACCGCTAAGGACGACAAGGGCAATTATATTGCACCACTGATGTCCACTGACAAGGCATTTGAGATTTATACCCTAAGAAACCAAAATGCTAAGGTTGAAAAAAACCAAGCACGAAGACGAGTTGTTTCCATCACAGGTTCATCTAGCGAGAGCGAAGGAGTAAACGACGCTTTTGCAAACTATAACCCTAGCGTAGGGGGATTATGGGAGAGTAAACTTTAAAAAAATAACCTACAATTATTATGGCTTATAATAACCAGGTTGACACCTTAACTTTGGAATACATTGCTCCAAGAGTTGTCGACACAGTTTTACGTAGCAACCTCTTAACCACAGAATTGCTTGCTAAGACAAAAGAATTCAAAGCAGCTACAATTGATTTCCCATTGAAATACAAAAAAGGAACAGCTACACAATCCTTCAGCGGATTTGATGCTCTTGCTACTTCTTTCACTGATACTCGTGTTGTTGCTAAATACAACCCTCGCTTTAATGCTGCTAACGTCGCTTTGGCTGTTACAGATATTGCTGCGAACAACACTGCTGCTAAAGTTTTATCTTTGACAGAAGTTGAAATGATGTCCAGAGCCCAGGACTTAGCCGATTCTATTGGTGTCCAGTTCTATGCTGACGGCACAGGCAACGCAAACAAAGATTTCATCGGTTTGGCTAACATCGTTGATGATACATCAGCTATTGGCGGTCTTTCCCGTTCCACTTACACAACTTTGCAGTCCACAAATACTGCTTCTGGTGGTGCCTTATCTCTTTATAAGATGAGAACACTTTCAAACGCTATTTCTGATGCTTCTGTTGCTCCTACAAAATGCTATACAGATTACACTGTTTGGGCTTTGTATGAAACTTTGCTTCAACCACAAGAGAAGATTATGAAAGAAGTAAACGTTGCACCTAACTTCAAAGGCTACACTGGCTTTGACGCTTTAGCATTCGCAGGTCTTCCAGTAATGGCTGATCGTAAATGCACATCAGGTGTTATGTTTATGCTTAACACTGACTTCTTGAACTTCCACGGTTTACCAACATTTGGTGGCTCTGAAGATTCAGGCGGTTTCGCTGGTAAACCTGTAAAGGTTGGTGGCAAATTATTTGCTGGTAACTCTTACAGCGATGCTTCTAACTTAGGCTTCTTCTGGACTGGCTGGATTAAATCAACCAACCAATTAGCTTACAACTCTTTCATCGTAATGGGTGGTAACTTGGTAACTGATAACCCACGTCGTCACGGTAAATTGACTGGTATCACTGGCGTTTAATTAACCTATTTACCTTTTACCTTGAGTTTAAAGACTACAAGAGAGGGTCTACAAAAATATGAGTATCTTATTAGAGGACTACGTACCAGTCGTGAAGTATAACGGGTTAAATACTGGGGGAGACGCTGCATTAGGTGGAAACTTAACAGTAACAGGAACAGCCGCAGTAACAGGGTCATCTTCCTTCACTGGCGTTGCTACTTTTACCGCTGCTCCAGTCTTCACTGCAGGTATCCCATCAGGTGCAGTTCTTAGAACAAACACAGACAGTGCAGCAGTCGGAGCCACCGTGGTTTTAACAGCAGCACAATCTGGCCGAACATTTAACAACGCTTCTACAAGTGGCAGTCCATCCTGGACTTTGCCAACAGCCGCTAACGGGCTCTGGTACACTTTCACTGTATCCAACACAACAACTGGGTTCACAGTGACAGGTGGCACAATTAAATGTAAAACAAGCGCTACTGGAACTGCGTTAAGTGGAACAACCTTAACAAACACCCAGGGAACAGCTGTCGTCGGTGATACTATCACATTGGTATGCGACGGAACAGTTTGGAGAATGGTAGCACAATCAGGTATCTTCGCTTGTGCTTAGAATTAATTAATTAACGAAAACTATTATGGCGACTCAATTAACTGGCTTCCCAATGATTGCTGGTGCTGATGTTTATTCAAACTCATCCACACAGCAAATGTCCTTGGGATCCTACAGTGAAACCGACGATGGTCGTGGCTTCCGCTACGCATTAGTTGGTGCAACATCTACCGTCCCAGGTAAAGTTTATCAGGGACCAGCTGAAGACACTACAAACTTATCTCCTTCAGGTGGTTTGTCTATTGCCGCAGCTGCTTTAGGCGCAACCTCAGTAACATTAACAAGCTCCGTAACTTACGCTACAGCCAATGGCTTGGCAGGTGGTTATTTGAGTGTTGTTATTACCCCTGGTTTAGGTCAACTTTACAAAATCGCTGGTAACACCGCAGTTTCTGGTGCTACTGGTATGGTTATCTATTTAGAAGACCCAATCAGAGTTGCTTTGACAACTTCTTCAAAAATTCAATTACGTGCTGACATCTACGGAGGAATCGTTGTTACTCCTGCAACAATGACAAACGTCTGTGTCGGTGTATCTCCTTCTATCGTGACTAACGGTTACTACGGTTGGATTCAGACCCACGGTATGGTTTCCTGTCTTGAAACAGGAACTGGAACTTGTGGAATCGCTTTAGGTGTATTACAGGGTGGAACAATTGGTTCCTTAGCTCCTGCTATTGCTGGAACTCCAATCCTTGCTTATGCAGCTGGGACAAACATCACTGGCGAATACGGCACCGTATTCCTAGTTATGGACTAGTTGGTTCTTTGGGGGGCTCTTTCGAGAGCCTCCTTGTAGAGCCATCTAATTCACTAACTAATAAAACTATGCCAAGAAGCTTTTTAGACTTCGAAGGAGTCTATGATAAAACAAAACGATACCTTGTTAACAACTGGAGTGATGAGTCTTTCACCCAAGAATTTGGTTCTGAAACGGCTTACAACGACAACAGAATAATTACAACTAGCCCAGCTTACTCGATCACCCTTAAACCAGGTGAAATGAGAGAATTGGGGCAATTTGAAGCCCTAATGATTACAAAACACTTTGTAGACCGAGAGATTTTCAAAGTAGCAGCTAAACTTGCTGATAAAAAAGAACGAGAGTCAGCCGAGAACGCTGTCAACAACCCTACCTTACGTAAACCATTTGAAGACAAAACTATTTCAGAGATTAAATTGGGCGAAGAAACCCCATTTATGGACAAGATTCGTGCCGAAATTAGAGCTGAAGAAATTGCTAAACTTAAAACAACCAAAGAGGATTCTAAAAAGGAAGATAATAAAAAAGACGAAAAATCAACTGGTGAATTCGACGGTGTAAAATAATATGAAACTATTTACTCCCGTAGAAGTTTTAACCACAAAGGAAAAACAGACGGAGATAAATCTAAAAAGGGCAATTACAGTTGATTCAGCGCTAGAAGTAAAAAGGAAACTATTAAACGACATACAACTGGAAACTGATATCGCCCTGGCTAGACAAGCAAACGTGCTGGCAGAAGAAAAAGAATCCCAGTCCGTTAAGATAAGAGAATTAAAATCCGAGGTAATAAACCTGGAGCAAAGAAAAAAAGAGGCTTTAATACCTATCACTGCTAAATGGCAGGAACTCGAGGAATACAATTCAAAGGTAAAGGCTGAAAAACTAGAAATTGATATGCTAAGGGTTAAATACCAAGTGAACCTAGAACTGCTAGAGGAAAAATTATCAGAGGTTGGCGAGCGAGAACTGAATGTTATTGACAACGAAAAGAGGCAGAAAATAGCCCAGTGGGGCATAGAAAGCCAAAAGGAGGTAATAACTAACCAGTCTAAAGAATTAAACCGCAGGCTAGCCGAATATCAAGCCTCAACTGAAGCTAGGGAGATAGATTTAACTACCAAACAGACAAAACTAGCACTTAAAGAGCAGGAACTAGAAACAAAGGAAAAAGAACTTAAAAATATTGAAAAAGGATTTATTGACAGGGAGCGTTCTTTGCAGGACCGTTATGCGACTCTTGAAAGAACTACCCAGCGATTTAATGCAAGCGAAAAGAGATGAAAACCGAATAACAACCCTTTTGGCAGCACTAAACACCGATGGAAAAACTCCTCAAGTCATTAAAGTTAATTCTGTTAACAAATCAATAAAAGTTGTTGATAGCAACACTGGCTCTGATTTTTCAGTGGCTAGCGCACCAAGAGATGAAAACAGGGTGCCAGTTATGTTAGGGGTTTCTGACGCCGACGGGGTTACTCCTGTCGAATTATACGCTGATGTTAATGGAAATTTATTAATTCAAAGCACTTAAATTATATGGCTGAAGCAAGCAGAGACCAAAACAGAATACCTACTATGTTGGGGGTTTCAAGCGCTGATGGTATTACCCCAGTAGCTATTTATGTTGACCCAGTAACTCACAGGGCGTTGGTTGATATGCCAGACACAGTTAAGTTAACAAGTGCTGCGTCTTATACAACCGACACAGGAACGTCTTTAGATGTTTCTGTTTGTAATTTGTTTGTTATTACCGCACA